CCGCCATGCTCAACGCGTCCTGGTCCAGTGCCGCGTGGTATTAGGTGTCGGCGCACCTGGTCGCTGACCTCCGTGGAGAAGGTGTTCTTCCGGAGATTTTCAGCGACGCTGTAGCAATTCTCGGATTGTCCTGCCAGGAGCTTGGCTGCAGTGATAGCAGAAAGGTGACCCACATCGTGGGCTTCTGCTTTCATTCCAACTTGCTCGACAATCCGTTCGCAAAACACACCCCGTTTGCCGAAGAACGACTTTGACTTGTTCACCACGAGTCCGAGTTGCTCTAGGCAGCGCTCGTACTTGTCTGCTATTGGTCTGGACCAATAGCCTACAAGATCGTCCCCGCATACGGAGTAGGTTTCGCGTTTTGCTCCAGCATACCACGCAGCATAGCTGTTGACGAGAGACAGGATAATCCATGTTGGCCCCAGGCCCATATGGATCCCCCTTTTGGTGGGGGGACTATCCCCGGCATCGGTTCGGATCACGTGTGGTCCGAACATGCGTCGAACAACGTTTTTGTCTGCATCATCCATACCCATGCGTTCACACAGGGTTAGCCCAACGTGAATTGCTAGTTTATGGCTGAAGTAGTCAGTCGCTCGTGAAAGATCGGCAGAATAGATGGAGGCAGCTCGCCTACCACTAGACTGTGGATTTAACACGACCGGAACGTTGTTCAGCATTTGCCGTGTAACCGCGAATCCTTTTAGCTGACTGATCCAGATTGATGTCAGCCTTCGCGCGTTATGTATCTCGTCTGCAGGATGAAGAGTCACCACTCTCACTTTGCCCCCCTTTTCCACGAGGGGCATGGGTTTGAGTGGTGAGGGTATTTGTTCCTTGATGTATCTTTCCCGACAGGCACGACCATCTGGGATTTTGACCTCGTCAATTCCCAAAATGTAGTTGTCCACCCTAGGGAGGATTTCCCCGATTCGTTCGAGGACTGCGGCATCACCGGGTTGTGGACCGTCGAGCTTGCTCGACCCCGAAACAACGTCCGAGAAGTCGTCTTCAAGGAGACCTGACACAAGGTCATACATGTCATCAACAGCATGTTCTATACCCTGAACCTCAGCTTCTGCCAACGCGGCGGCATTGCCGCCCTGCCTTCGACTCTTCTCTAGGGTTGAATGGTCGTTGGGCAGAGGCCATCGGTTCTTCTCTTCTTCGCGAAGTTTGCGGATGGGGAGGACTTTCATGATATATTCTGTTAGTCCTTTAATGTGCTTGTCGTCCACATCCACATTGCTATTCCAAACTTCGACAGTTTTCCTCACAGCAGTGTCTTGGTCTTGGTCACGTACATCCCACCATACAGCACGCCCAACAGTCGATGCTAGGAACTCGTTCCTTGCGGCTGATTTGTTGGTGTTGTGGAGGGTTGCATGTGATCTTGACTCATGCGAGAACTCTGAAAGGGCTTTCGGGCCCTCGCGGATTAGCTTTGTGAAGAAGCTTATAAATGCCTTTAGCCTGCGCGCGTGTAGCGCCCCCTTGGACAGGGGTCGGCCATTCCTGAGGGAATGGGCGTGGGCTATAGCCAGATAGTGCCTCTTCACACTGCGATACCTCGCATACTTGACACTTTTCACCTGTTTTTCGCAAGACTCGATCTCGATCTTGAACCTTGCGACACTCCTCG